GTTCGGAGTTGGTAACATCACCTCTCCGTCCTTCGGAAGAAACGCCTTCACTATCTTTCCCGGAAGTGTTGATCTCTCCCTCTGCGATTCGCACAGAGTTGTCTGTTTCCAATCCACCGCTGCTGGAGTTGGTAGTATTCCCATCGAAGCCATTCTCCCTATGTTCAGGGAATGACTGTCTCCGTTGTGACATTTCCTCCGACCCGATTCCGTCAACTCGCAAGGAGTCTCTATTTCCTGCGTTGTTGGAGTCGGTAGTATTCCCCTTTTGTAAATGAACCCTGTCGCTACCTCCTGTGCTAATGTCCCGGAGTTCCCGAACCTCTGCTCCTTCTTGCTCAGGTTCTCGCTGTATGCATCCATCGCTGCTGGTGTTTTTAGCAACAAAGTAAAATCTGTCCCTCTTGTGTGGGGCGTTGACCCCGACAGCTGGAAGAAGAAACGCTTGGACTTCGTATCCCTCACCTTCCAAGTCAGAGAACACCTCCTCGAAAACCAATCCGTCCGACCAACTAGCGATTCCACGAACATTCTCCCCCACGACATATCGGGGTTTGATTTCTCGGATTGCCCGGAGCATTTCGGGCCAAAGATGGCGGTCATCTTCTTTTCCCATCCTTTTTCCAGCGGTACTGAACGGCTGGCAAGGAAATCCACCGGAGAGGACATCGATTTTTCCTCTCCAAATTCTAAAGTCAGTTGTTTTGATGTTGTCATAACTTTGGGCCTGGGGCCAATAAAAACTACATAATTTTCTACTAAATGGATTGATATCGCAATGGAACTTGTTTTCCCAGCCCATCCACTCGGCTGCCAAGTCAAATCCTCCAATGCCACTAAATAAACTACCGTGATTCATAGTACTCTCGTTTTAACTTTTCAGCAATCTCCATCGCTCTCGGATATGTCTTCATCTCCTTCCTCTTCCCAAACTCCCATTTCTGGTGACAAGGCATACAGTATAGCATCCAATTTTCGGGATGATTCCTCAGACTCGGAAAGCTTCCTTTTGTAATGATATGCGAGATGAACATCGGACTGAAGTGTAGTAGTCGTGTACCACATTCCTCGCAGCGGTGTTCTTGTCGTGTTGACCACATATCTTTGTACCATTGGAGATCGCCTTTCATTAATTTACTCTGAAAACTCGTGAACCATTTTTGTTGGGTCTCCAAGTCACCTTAGCAATATCGCTGTTCAACAATGAGTAGTTACCCATATGAGTCTTAATCATATTGGCGTGCTCTCGTTTGATTTCATCCAATTCAGCAATCTTAGCATTGGTTTCCAAGTACCACCCGATTTGTCTGTCAATCTCAGGAGTACTTACGATACTCTTATCCTCAGGATTGGAGAACCTCTCGTTCAAATATTCGCTGTATGCCTCCGTACCGTCTGGTGGTGGAGCATACTGATCGTAGTCTTCTCCTCTTTCCACAGCCTGGCGTCCCAATAGCACACGCTTCCAAAACTCTTCAGTAATGGTAATGATTGAACTGATGATTTCCTCATCTGCTTCGTACTCGTGTACCTTGAAGTTTCTTCCGTCCTCTAATACAACGAGGTAACCCTTTGGGACTCCGAGACCCATCATATAGGTTTGAAGTTGCAAGTAGTAGGATGGAGGAACACCACCTTCCCATTGCTTACTGCTCCAACCGCTGATGGTCTTGATTTCCGCAATCGCATCTACGTTCTCCAAGTTAATGGTGGAATTACGAACACGGATGTCTTTGGTCACAATTAATCGGTCAGGAGAAAAGAACAAATGAGGGAACGATGGGTTGACAATATAACCTGTAGGTTCATAAAGATGACGAACTTTTACACCTTTACGATAATTTTCAATCATCGTCTTTTCGTCAACCTGCCAATGCTCAAAGATTTCAGCAACGGTTTCCTCAAGGATTGTTCCCATAAACATCGGCATATTCTCAACTTGTTTCTGAGGAATAACGCCAATCTTTTGGTAGTACAATTCTGCTGGAGACTTCCAAGAGTTTACACCCATAAGAGTACCAATCTCAGAAGCACCCAATCCGTTCTCACGGAAGTTAAGCCACTCCTGGTATTGCTCATCCTTACTTATCTGTACTATCTCCAGTTTCATCTCGTGTTACCCACTTTTCAAAAGTTTCTGCAACTTCTAAGGTATATGCAGTAATATCACCTACCGTAAAATGATCACTTAATCTTGGTGTAATAGCAGATACAAATTGTACTGCCGTCTTCAAGCTAGACTGACGGATGATGGAGAGTTGCTCCTGCCCATAGTGTTTCATATGAGCAGGTTCAATTCTCTTTCCGATTTTGCTAGCAAGTTCTGAGTTACTTACTCCCCTGGCCATTAGAATGGTAGATCATCGTCCTCAGGAAGTGAAGAAATAGGCTCTTCTGTTGCCTCTGGCATTAGTTTTTGCCAATCTTGTTGGGTGTCACCTGCCATCATTTTATTAGCGTGTGCAACTTCTTGAACACGAGCGTGGAATTCGTTAATCTTATCCATACGGAAAGCCTCAACTTCGCTCCAATCGATTGAAATCAATTCGCCCTTCTTGTTGAACACTTCTTCGGGATCAGGCATACCCTCACCTTTTTTGAAGGCCCACTTCAAAGTCGAACCATTCTGATTCAAGAACAAAGCAGAACGCTTCTTACCATCAACCTCTTTCAAGGATGGAATGAACTCTACTTTTTTGCTTGGGTCAATGTTTGGTGAGCAATGAGCCAAAGCGATGAAATACGAAGTCTGCTTCGCAGCTTGTCCTGGTTTTTCTTCCCCCTTGATTCTAATTTGCAATTGGTACAATTGGTCATCCTGCAAGTCGATGTTCAATACTGGTCCGTACTGTGTGTCACGAGTACTCAAGCCAACAATGTAACCTTCTACTGAGTCATACAATTCATACTTTTTGTCACCTAAATACTTGGCAATCTTGCCTTCTCTAATTGAAAGGTACTCACGAGCACCTAGTCCTTTGTTTAATCCCATATTTTTACTATTAAGTACTGCGAATATAGTAGAATATTTTGTAATTCCAAAAATTTTTCGTAAAATTGTATAATATTATGAACAACCAATTAAAAGAACGAGTCCTTACGCTAAAAGGTCAACTGAAGCGTGGGGATATGGCAAGAATTGTCGAGAAGACTTCTCGTTTTGGAATTCAGAAATATGATGTTTACAACATTCTCAATGGTAAGTCTCTGATTGATCAGCAAAAACTGATCATTGTTATGCGTGAGGTTAAAAAATGCATCGAAGAGAACGAACGCTACCTGAAAGAATTTGAAACTCAAATTTCCGATGTATGACCTCCGATGAATTAGATAAAAAAATCATCGAAATCAAAAAACGTGGTCTCAACAATTTTGTCGAGAACGAATTGATTGCCGATTTACGCAAAGAATACTATGAGAAGGCTATCGAGAAAAAAATACATCGCTTATCGGATAGATTCCGGGCGAATGTTTTATACCTCAATCGTCTACACAAAGAAAACTGCTCCTCTAACAAGATTAAAGAATTTATGGGCCTTGAAATGCCGATTGAATTCAACAAAATCATTTATGATGAGAACAGGTTGTATTCTTTGCGTCAAGCAATCATAGTGGCTGAGTTCTTCGGCTTGCCGGTAGAGCTACTTTTATTCAACGATTTAGAAGCAAATGGAGATACACTTAAAGCGGAATATCCTACTCTTTTCAGACAGAGTAGAAGTTAAACCATTGTCCGTGAATCAAGCCTGGCAAGGCAAAAGATTCAAAACCAAAGATTATCAAAACTACGAGAAAGAAGTTCTTCTCAAATTGCATCCACACACCTTTACCGTCAAAGAACCAATCGAACTGAATATTTTGGTCGGTTTCAGCAATATGGCATCGGATGCAGACAACGTGGTTAAACCCTTCGTAGACATCCTGCAAAAAAAATATGGCTTCAACGATAAATACGTCTTTCGCCTTGTGGTTGAGAAAGTTATCGTGAAGAAAGGAGCGGAGTTCATAGAATTTTTCATAAAAAAATATGAACCCAATCATTATGTACTTGCATAATTTAAAAAACCATATTAATATTGCGGCACGGCAGACTTTGTAATGGGGGTATTGTTAGAAGCCGTCTGGTGAGTAAAGCAAGTAACTTGCGGAATCAACCAGCCCGACCTGAACCAATTTTCAGAAAAATCGAAAAAACCGATTTTTTAGGAAAGGGGGGAAAGGGGGGTATGGTTTATTGCTGGTTCCGTAAGCAAGCATTGTGGTTGTACTACGATATCTTATTATCTAAATGCCCTAACTATGTCTAAATCAAAAAAAGGGCGAAAAAATTTTACTTTTTTTTCATAAATTTGTAATCGATGGCATTCACAATTACAAACCAACCCAAACAGTTTTTGTCAGAAAGTGAGAAAACTAAGATTTGGTACAAGGAGAATATTCAGTTCATTATGTCTCACTTCAATAAGAGACACGACCGCATTTCAAGAGTCCGCAAAAAAGATGATTTAGAAAACCCAGTAGATGAAATCGTAAGAATGTTCACTTACTACTTGGGGAGACAATATAACAAAGATTACTACTACACCACCCAAGACCAAAACAACTGCGATTTACCAACTGTGTGGATCAATGGTCAAAAGGTAACCTCCTTGGTTGACTTTATGGTGGGTACTGCTATCAAGATGATTCAAAATCTTGAACCATCGGTGAAATCTCAATCCGAGGAAGCAGTCAATAGAAAAACCGAATTGCTTGAGGAAGCATTGCTCCGAATCGAAGCCCCACAACTTTTTGAGTCTATGGCGAAATTTGGAGTTAAGTTCCAACCGCTTGGGCCTCAGACAAACGAGTTCGAAACTCCCGATGACGTATATCGCTATATGGAGTACAACTACCGTGAGAGAGCAGAGATACTTGCCATCAAAATGGTGGAGGATATTCTAAACCGAAAT